TGGAATAACGGACTAATTTTTTATATATTGCACATCTTTCGATTCCCGCCCTTTTAAGGGGTAGATGATACCGAAGGTACAGAATAACCCTGTTAGGGCCTTAAAACCCTCTCAGGGTATTTCTATGCCCTATTCTAGAAAATAGCTAACATGTTGAAAATGGGTTCTTCTTTCGCCGAAGCACTTTTTTCGCACTAATTGCACTATATGACCGATATGTCCTATATTATATGTATATACAGCAAGAAACCCAACCAGAGGCGGATCCGATTGGGTTCTTTATATCTTGCGATATATGTACGCAGGAACATGTGGGATGCTACAACTACGTACAGCTTAATTGTAAAATAGCTTTTGTTCTAAGTCAACTGTTTTTATTATAAAGTTTCTTCGTCTGGAGCAGAATAAGATGGGGCAGGTCCAAGAAGGTACCCATCCTCATGATATGAAACCATTTTAGATGTATCTTCTGGGCCAACCAGCTTGTTTGCAATAATTGTTAGCATATCATAAATGCGGTGTAGCATAATATAATTAACCATTGGTAAGTTGTCTTCTAGGTCTGAAGATTTTTGTTCATTTGTCATCTGGTCTACCTAAGTCTTCCCAAAATTGTTCCCGCCCCATATTATCAATAGGAATCATGGGGGTGCTTTCGCACTGGCAATTTTTATCACATGTCATTTTTTAACCTTTTCATAGCCTTTATAATGTCGTCATAAAAACCAAAACCTATAAACTTTTTATATTCACAGGATAGGCAATACAAGTATACTTCATCCTCATTATTTTGATTAGGAAGAAGAAAGCCTTGATCTAGTGGGCAAACCAATCTAGGGACAAGGCCTTCTTCAGAAAGTGCTATATATTGAGATACTTGCTGTATCCTACGCATTTTCTCCTACTTCTGAGTAGTTGGGAATTTTAAATAAAATTCCTTCGCTCTTTGGGTTAAACCCTTCCAAGCTGACCAATTAGTTCCGCCATTGGTCATATAGTACGTTATCTCTGCGTTTATTACTGGATCAAATAATAGAATATTAGATCTCAGGTCAAATTTTTCTTTACGAGCAACACCGAGGTTTCCCAACATGTTGATCTGAAAAATTCCATAGGAACTGTCTCCAGTATTCCTGTTGCCATTATATGCTAGAGGGCGTCCACTGGACTCCGTCTTTGCAATGGCCCAAGCCGTTCTAAGGGCTTTACCTTCAAAACCTACTGCTGCCAGTAGTTCTTTCAATTCAATGTCTGAAAGCTTTTCTGAAGGCTTATAAACAGTATTGCTGTACTTCTCTAAGGTTTCTTGCTTAAGTTGTACTTCTGTCTTTGGTTGTACTTTTAAAGCTTGAGCGGGGACCACGGTATTGTTTGTAAATAGAAATAATGTTATCATTACTATTACAGTCGTACTGTGGGCAAAATCGCTCAGCCTTTGCTTTATATTCTCCATTGGCATTTCCTCCTTTAGAGATAACGAACTATAATCTTAACATTGTCAGTAAGTTACTGTCAAGTCAGTCAACTAGGAATTATTATGGATATTTCATTTTCAACACCACTAGATAACTTAAAAATCTTTAATGGCTATGGTCATGCGAGCTTTAAAATCATGGAATCTTTAAGAAGATTAGGTCATAATGTAGAAGTTAATAATCCAAATGCCCCTGTGCAGCTAAATTTCTCACAACCAGTTTATTTTAAACTTAATAAAGATCAGTATCAAATTAGTTATACTCCATGGGAATCAACAAAGATTCCAAGTGAATGGAAACCAATAATGTTACAGTGTGACGAAGTGTGGACAACCTCCGACTGGTGCAGAGATGTTTTTGAAAACAATGGGATACCAAATGTAAAAGTTTATCCGCATGGAATTGATCCTGTCTGGACACCAAGAAAAAGAAAAGATGATGGAGTTATAAGATTTCTTCACATTGGAGAGCCAGCACCAAGAAAAGCGGGACAGATGGTAGTGGACACCTTTACTTCATTATTTGGAAATAACCATAAGTACTCTTTAACTATTAAAGTCTATACTCATAATACTACTAGAATATATAATAACTACATAGATAAAAATATAGTAGGCTTACCAGATCAGATATATAACAATATTAATATTATTACAGAAAAGCTTAGCGAGCAGGAATTGGTTGATCTTTACCATCAACATGATGTTTTAATTTATCCTACATACGGAGAAGGCTTTGGATTTATTCCATTGCAGGCACTTGCTACTGGAATGCCAGTTATATCTACTTATGATTGGTGTCACTATAAAAATTTTATTGGTCCACTGAAATTAAAATCAGATGTAATTGATTCCCCCTGGTCTTTTCATGATGGAAAAGTTTTTCGTCCAGATCAAAAACACTTAGCTCAATTAATGCGAGAAGTATCTTTAAATTTTAAAGCATATGCTGGTTACTATTATGCTCAGTCGACTAAGATACATGAAGAGTACGATTGGGACCAGTTGACCAATAAAAGGTTTGAACATATTTTTAAAAAATTCTCTTAGCCCCTTCCCCACTAAAATAAAGTTTGATACACTTAGACCTCATTCAAATTTAATCAATCCGTAAGGCGGAAGAAAAGGTGTCACCAGAAAATGTCAAGAACTATTGAAAATCCCTATGAAAACTTTATCGCATTGTCTCGCTATGCAAGATGGATGCCAGAAGAAAATCGTCGTGAAACATGGGGTGAGACAGTAGATAGATACTTTGACTTTATGCTAAACTCACTAGATAAGCAACATGGGTACACACCAGATAAAAAATTAGTTGCAGAGTTAAAAGAATTTGTTTTTAATAGAAACGTTATGCCATCAATGAGATCTGTTATGACTTCAGGTGCTGCATTAGAAAGAGATAATGTTGCAGGATACAACTGTGCATTCCTTCCAGTCGATTCTCCACGATCATTTGATGAGACTATGTATATTCTTATGTGTGGAACAGGAGTAGGATTCTCTGTTGAGTATAAGTACATCAATAAGCTTCCTGCCGTCCCAGAATCACTTGAAAAATCAACAACAGTAATTACTGTAGAAGATTCAAAGCAGGGTTGGGCAAAAGCTTATCGTGAATTGCTTGCATTGCTCTGGTCTGGACAAATCCCAGCAATTGATGTATCTAAAGTAAGACCAGCAGGAGCAAGACTTAAGACAATGGGCGGAAGATCCTCTGGACCACAACCACTAGTCAACCTATTTGATTTTACAATTGCTAAGTTTAAGAATGCTACAGGAAGAAATTTAAAGCCAATTGAATGCCATGACATAATGTGCAAGATTGGTGAAGTTGTTGTAGTTGGAGGAGTTCGTCGTTCTGCAATGATTTCTCTTTCAAATATAAATGATATTGAAATGGCGCAAGCTAAATCAGGCAATTGGTGGGAGGCCAGCCCACAGCGTGCCTTGTCTAATAACTCTGTTGCGTATTCACGCAAACCAGAAATGGAACAATTTATTGCAGAATGGAAATCTTTATATGACTCAAAGTCAGGTGAGCGTGGAATTTACAATGTTGCAGCAGCTCAAGCACAGGCCGCAAAGTTTGGTCGCAGAGATCCAGACATTCATTACGGAACGAATCCTTGTTCAGAAATTATTCTTAGACCTTATCAGTTTTGTAATCTTTCAGAAGTCGTACTACGTGAAGAGGATACAAAAAAGGATATTCAAAGAAAAGTAGAGCTAGCTACGATACTTGGCACATGGCAATCTACACTTACAGACTTTAAGTATCTCCGCAAAATTTGGAAAGACAATACAGAAGAGGAAAGACTGCTTGGGGTTTCTTTAACAGGACAATTTGGACATAAGTTCATGTCAGGCAAAGAAGATTTGGTAGCACTTGAAGTGTTTTTAATGTCTATGCGTGATAAAGCTAGAGAAGTCAACAAAGAAGAGTCTGGGAAAATTGGGATTCCAGAGTCTGCCGCAATTACTTGCGTAAAACCTTCTGGAACAGTATCTCAATTGGTCGGGGTATCTTCAGGAATGCATGCATGGCATTCTCCATATTACATTAGAACCGTTCGTGGCTCTAAGGGTGATCCAATTTCTGCTTTCTTAAAAGAGGTGGGGATTCCAGTAGAAGACGATGTAATGAAGCCAAATGATACATACGTATTTTCATTTCCAGTAAAGGCTCCACAAGGAGCAATTGTAAGAAATGATCTCACCGCAATTGAACATTTAAATATTTGGTTAGTATATCAGCGTGCTTGGTGTGAGCATAAGCCATCTATTACTGTATCTGTAAAAGAAGATGAATGGATGGAAGTTGGAGCATGGGTGTACAAGCACTTTGATGAAGTTTCAGGAATCTCGTTCCTACCGCACTCAGATCATTCATACAAGCAGGCTCCATATCAGGAAGCAACTAAAGAAGAGTACGACGAGCTTGTATCAAAAATGCCCAACAACATTCGTTGGGAAGATTTATCTTTTTATGAGACAGAAGATGGAACCTCTACAAACGCTACGCTTGCCTGTAGTTCTGATGGCAACTGCGAACTTGTAGATATTTCTGCCTAATGGTAGAATAATAGTATTGGGAGGAAACTCTCAAAATTCTGGGCACCCCGCCCAAAATGGAGGATCAAATGAAAAAAGATCTAAACGATGATGGAAAGGTTACAATGACAGAGGAAATTTTAGCAGCGCTAGGAACATATGCGAGAGCATTTCTTTCAGCCGCAATGGCTTTATACATGACTGGAAATACGAATCCAAAAGATTTGCTAATGGGTGGCATTGCCGCTATTGCTCCAGTAATTTTGAAGGCCCTTAGCCCAAGTAATAAAGAATTTGGCTTTAAGACAACCAAATAATTAATACAATTTAATATACGATTAGGACGGCTCCTGTGCTAAAATAAGCATAGGAGTTTTCCTATTTAGGAGTACTAGCAAATGGCAGGTCAAAAGAATTTCGAAGTAGATCAAAACGCAACATTTACATTTATAGTTGAATATAAAGACTCAGATGGAGATGCGATTGATCTTACTGGCGCTTCCGCAAAAATGCAGGTCCGTGACACAAAAGGCGGATCTAAATTAGCTTTTACTCTTACTTCGCCTTCAGGCGGAATTACAATAGATGCTCCTAATGGCAAGTTAACAATTAGGATGACATCAACTCAAACAAATAAACTGTTTTATCCAAAATCATCTTATGATGTTATGCTTACCGATTCCAATTCAATTAAAACTAAACTTGTTGAAGGCTTTCTAACACTTAGTAGATCGGTGACAATTTAATGACAGAATCAGTTGTAGTAACGGAAGTTGTAAATAGTGTAGTAGTAAGTTCACCTGGAGCCCAGGGTCCAGCGGGAAGAACAATTCTAAATGGAGTTGGAGTGCCATCAAATAATTTAGGTGTTGCGGGAGACTTTTACTATAATACAACAAATACATATTTTTATGGACCTAAGCTATCAGACCTTACTTGGGTGGGAGCAGCCAGCTACCCGCTGCAACAACTACCAGGAGAATTTTCGTTTGCTTTTTCATGGGAAATTGGCCAAGTAACTGGCCCAGTAGACGACATATACTCTTTAACAATAAACCACAACCTTGGCTTTATGCCAAACGTAACAGTTAAAACTAGTTCTGGAGACGTCTTGGAAACTGGAATCAACTATAATAGTAGTAACACAATAACACTGACAATGGCTCAACCATTCTCAGGGACAGCGTACCTGTCTTAAGGAGAAAAGAAAATGGCAAGAATATTCGTAACTAGCATCAATCTGAATAAAAATGAACTTCAGAATGCTAGAATTCACAACCTTAGCGCTGCGCCGTCAAGCCCAGTAGCAGGACAAATTTATTTCAATACAACGGACTACACACTATATTTCTATAATGGAACCACATGGATTCCAGCTTCTGGATCAACAGAAGTAATTCAAGATTTAATTGGCTCTTCCTTAGTTGGCGGAGTAGCACTAACATCAACATATGATGACACAGCTGGAACAACGACAGTTGATTTAGATAATACAGCAGTAACAGCGGGAACATATGGATCCTCAACAGCAATTCCTACATTTACAGTAGATGCTCAAGGACGTTTGACTGCCGCTTCAACATCAACCGTGGCAACTGCGCTTTCAATTGCAGCAGAATCTGGAACAGCAGACACAGTAAACCTTCTAACAGACACACTTACTTTTGCGGCTGGAGAGGGAATTGACACAGCTGTAACAAACAATACAATTACAATTAGTGGAGAAGATGCAACTTCTTCCAATAAGGGTGTTGCAAGCTTTAACGCAACAGATTTTACAGTAACAACTGGTGCAGTAACATTAAACGCTGAAAGAGTAGAAGATATCGTAGGCGCCCTGGTATTGGGCGGAACAGGAATCGATGCTACATATACTGATGGAGCAGGAACATTATCAATTGATATTGATTCAACTGTTACTACAAATTCAGGGACACAAACATTAACTAACAAAACATTAGGTTCAGGAACATCTTTATCTGCTAACCTAGATGCAAATAGCAATAAGATTATTAATCTTACAACGCCTACAGCATCAACAGATGCAGCAAATAAAGCTTACGTAGATTCTGTATCACAAGGATTAGATGTAAAGCAATCAGTTAGAGTTTCTACAACTGCTAACGTAGACCTGTCTACAGCACTAGAGGCTGGAGACGTAATAGACGGAGTCACCCTTGTAGCTGGAAATAGAGTTTTGGTTAAGCATCAGACATCTGCTGCAGATAATGGACTTTATGTAGTACAGGCCTCAGGTGCAGCAGCAAGATCAGATGACGCAAACATTAGCTCAGAGGTTACTGCAGGATTCTTCACATTTGTAGAAGAAGGAACTTTATACGGAAATACTGGATGGGTTTTAACAACAGATAACCCAATTACATTAGGCACAACAGAGTTAACCTTTACACAATTTTCTGGAACTGGAACGTTTACAGCAGCTGCTGGATTAACTTTAACTGGTACAGCATTTAGCGTAGATGTAACTCCATCTTCTGGAGAGCCAAGCCTTATAAACACAGGCGGAGCGGTAGAAGTAAAGGTAAACACAACAGACGGCCTGGAAGTAACAGCTAGTGGTGTTGGAATTAATAATGGCACTGGATTAACATTTTCTAGTGGAGCATTAGTATTTGATACTGCAAATGGATACGGAGTAAGAAAACTAGCATTTAACGTAGGTAATGGCTCAGCAACTTCTTACACAGTAAACCATGCGCTTGCAACAAGAGATGTTACGGTTCATTTATTTGAGAACGCTTCTCCATATGCACAAGTTGAGGCAGATGTAGAGCACACTGATTCAAACAACCTAGCTATTAAATTTGCAGTCGCACCAACATCGGATCAATATAGAGTCGTTGTAGTAGGTTAATCGTGGCCAAATTATTCAAAACCCCGATTGCTCCACCAGCACTAAGTTCCGATCCAACTGGAACAACTGCTGGCGAAATTTATTATAATACATCTTCTGGTGTATTAAAATATTACAACGGAACAACCTGGCAAACTGTTGGTACGGGAGCAGGTGGTGGCGGAACTGCAACAGGTATACAAGCACTTGATACAGCTCCAAATTCTCCCTCACAAGGAACAGTTTATTTTGATACAGCAGAACAAACAATAAAGACTTACAATGGAACAATATGGTATGATGTTGCTGGTCCAAAAGAATTAATTGACCACCAGCATTTTGCGGGAGAAGGATTTGTACGACATGCAGATTATGGAAACTATGTAGAGTTTGGTAATTATATAGTTTCAATGGATGGCGGATCAGCAGATTCTAACTATTCTTCAGCACCGAATAATGATATAATTGACGGGGGATCAGCAAATGGCAGTTAGAATTCAGTTACGTAGAGATACCGCAGCAAATTGGACATCGAATAATCCAGTATTGCGACAGGGTGAAATAGGCATTGAAACAGATACCTTCAAGATGAAGGTAGGAAACGGTTCTAGCACATGGGCTCAAATTACCCAATACATGAACATTGTTCCAGACGGAAACCTAACAATTGATGATTACATACCAACTTCAGATATTGGGGCGGAAAATGGAGTTGTAGGACTATCTTCAAGTAATGCAATTATTCCAGGCTCAAGTATTATTCTTGAAGGATCAACAGCAAATTCACATGAAACAACACTAACTGTAACAGATCCCACAGAAGATAGAACAATTACTTTCCCAAATGCTACTGGAACAGTAGCCTTGGCAGAAAATGTAGCAGCATTATCTGGTGCCACATTTACAGGAAATATTAGCGTTCCAACAGCAATTACTTTTGAGGGCGCAACAGCAAATGACTTTGAAACAACTATTCAGGTAACAGATCCAACCGCAGATAGAACAATTACTATTCCAGATGTAGGCGGAACACTTGTAACAACTGGAGATACAGGCTCGGTTACAAATACAATGCTTGCTGGGTCTATCGCAAATGACAAGTTGGCTGGATCTATTGCAAATGATAAACTTTCAAATTCAGCTATTACTATTAATGGAACATCCACATCTTTGGGCGGATCCCGCACACTAGGAACAGATGATGTTTCAGAAGGTACAACAAATAAATATTTTACAGATGAAAGAGCTCAAGACGCTATTGCTACAGCAATTGCGGCGGGAACCCATACAAATATAACAATCACATATGATGATTCTACTAACAAGTTTACTTTTGTAGGAGCAAATACCTATTCAGATGAAAATGCACAGGATGCAATTGGAAATGCAGTCGGCACAGGATTGTCATACAATGACACAACAGGTGCCATATCAGTAGATACAGCAACAATTCAAGCTCGTGTAACAGATGTTTCAGATACTGAAATTGGATACTTAAATGGAGTAACTTCAGCAATCCAAACACAAATAGATTCTAAATTTGCTACAGCAAATGCTTCTACAACAAATATTTCAGAAGGCACAAACCAATATTTTACAGTTGAAAGAGCACAAGATGCAGTTGGAGAAGCAGTAGGCACAGGATTATCGTATAACGATACAACAGGTGCTATATCAGTAGATACTACAGCAATTCAGGCTAAGGTAGCAAATGTTGACGATACAGAAATTGGGTATCTAAATGGAGTTACTTCAGGAATTCAAACACAGATTGATAATAAGGCTCCAATTGCCTCACCTACATTTACTGGAACAGTTACTCTTGCTGCAGATCCTGCATCTGCTCTTCAAGCAGCAACAAAGCAGTACGTTGACAATACAGCATCTGGTATAGTTGCAAAGCCACAAGTTCTTGGAGCAACAACAGCAAACATTGATGCTACATACAATAATGGCACAGCAGGTGTAGGAGCAACTCTTACGCATAATACAAATGGAGCACTTCCTTCAACATCAGGTGGGGCTACAGGGTGGGCTGTAGGCAAAGGTATTCTTGTAAAGAATCAAACAAATAAGGCCCAGAATGGTAGATACTATGTTTCAAACATGGGATCTCCATCTACTCCTTATGTTCTTACTCGTTGCGGATATTGCGACGAAGCCTCTGAAATCCCAGGAGCATACATATTTGTTCAAGACGGAACAAATGCTGGAACTGGCTGGATTCAAACCGTAGCAGACGCTGCAACATTCGTTGTTGGTACAGATGACATTAACGTATACCAGTTCTCAGGATCTGGAACATACACTGCAGGAACAGGTTTAACACTTACTGGTAATGAATATTCTATTAACACATCAGTTACAGCAGATCTTTCTACCGCTCAAACATTAACTAATAAAACTTTAACAAGTCCAGTTATTAATACCCCAACTGGGATTACAAAGTCAGATGTAGGTCTTGCAAATGTAGACAATACAACAGATGCTAATAAGCCAGTCTCAACTGCTACTCAAACAGCACTTGATCTTAAACTTGCTTCTGCTACAGCAGCAACAACTTATGCACCTCTTGCTTCACCTACATTTACAGGTACTGTAACGCTTCCTTCAGGAACAGTTACATCAACAATGATTGCAGATGGAACAATTGCAGATGCGGATATTAATGCTTCAGCAGCAATTGCATTATCTAAATTAGCTACAGACCCATTAGCTCGTGCAAATCATACAGGCTCACAGGCAGCTTCAACAATTTCAGACTTTAATGAAGCCGCTCAAGATGCAATTGGAAATGCAGTCGGCACTGGGTTATCATACAATGATACAACTGGCGCAGTATCTGTAACTACAAATACATATGACGCATACGGATCGGCATCAACAGTAGCAGGAAACCTTTCAACACATGAATCAGATACAACAACTCATGGGACCACAGGGAATATTGTTGGAACATCTGATACACAAACTCTTACTAATAAGACTCTTACATCTCCAAAGATTAATGAGGATGTTGCAGTTACTGCTACAGCCACTGAATTAAATTATGTAGACGGTGTAACTTCAGCAATTCAAACTCAATTAGACGGTAAAGTAGACGAATCTTTATTTGATACAAAGGGAGACATTTTAGTTGCCTCCGCCGATAATACACCAGCAAAATTAGCAGCTGGAACAAACGGATATTTGCTCACAGCAAACTCAGCTGCAACTAATGGAGTTGAGTGGGCGGCAGCCCCAGTAAGTCTCCCTTCTCAAACAGGAAATTCAGGTAAATATTTAACTACTGATGGAACAGATGCAACTTGGGGAACTTTAGTAGTTCCAATTGTAACTGGAACAGACACTGTTACTGGAAATACAGTAGAAACTGTAGACACCACAGCGTTGTCAGCATTTACATCAATTGAATATATGGTTTCATTGAAACAGGCTACAAACAATAAAACAAGAACATCTAAGGTTATTGTTCAAACAGACGGAACATCTGTAGATATGACAGAGTTTGCAATTACAGAAACTGGTGGAACAATTGCAGGAGTAGTTGTTTCAGCCGCAGTATCTTCAACAAATGCAGTATTACAGGTAACTGTAACAGATGCAGCAACAAATAACGTAACAGTCAAATTCAGCAAAGTATCACTTTAAGGAGTAGTTAATGTCTAATAAAGACTTTAAGTTAAAGAATGGACTAGTAGTCTCTTCTTTATCTACCGCTGGAGTTGTTACAACAGATTCTTCTGGAAATATTGGATCTTCTGGTACGCTGGCAATTTTAAATGGCGGAACAGGCCAGACAACAGCACAAAATGCTAGAAATGCTTTGCTACCACTACAAACTGGAAGCGAAGGATACTTTTTATCTACCGATCAAACAAATGTTTCATGGGCAAAAGTATATAATCAATTATTTAAAAATGCAGGAACTTCTGTAAACCCTAGAAAAAATGTTAACATAGTCGGAGCAGTATTTGCAGATGATTCTGGAACAGATACAACTACAATTACTTTAGGTGGCGGAGACGCAGAAACATACGCTTTGATGGGGGTATACTAATGTCAGCAACACCAAAATTATTTTATAGAGGGGCGGCAGCAACAAGCTCTACTACTCTATATACTGTCCCATCTTCAACAACATCAGTTTTGACAGATATTGTAGTATCAAATACATCTGCAGATCAACAATATGTTACAATTACAGTAGACGGAATTAACTTAGTTCCTGCAGTTCCAATTTCTGGAAACGCTGTAATTAACTTTCAGTTTAAAACAGTAATTGCTACAACTAAAATTATCGCAGGATTTGCCACATCTACAGATGTTAAATTTCATATTTCGGGGGTTGAGACAGCATGAGTATAGAATCATATCCAAGTCCTAACGGAGTATTAACAAGCCTTATTTGGCGTAAAACAATGAG